TGTACTGATAAATCCCTACACGCCATGCAATATTTAGGACCTCCGTTTACCTTTGGTATTTCGATGTTGTCTGAAAACATTACAATAGCCAGTCCGTTATCTGCAATTGCAGTAGATGACATGGTTATGTGGATGGGTGAGCAAGAGTTTTACATGTATTCTGGACAAGTACAAAAGTTGCCTTGTTCTGTAAGAGCTTATGTTTTTAACGATTTTAATCAAGACCAAGCCGAAAAGGTAACAGCTTCGGTAAACTCCTCGTATTCTGAAATATGGTGGTTTTACCCTTCCGCTACAGTGACTAACGGTTTGGTAAATCAAAATATTGATAAATATGTCGTATATAACTACCAAGAAAAAGTTTGGTATTACGGTAATTTGCCGAGAACAGCTTGGATAGACCGCGGAATTGGTCAGTATCCTATTGCAGCTAGTTTAGATGGGTACTTATACTATCATGAGTTTGGTACAGACGATGGTAGCGTCAATCCGCCAGCAGGCATTAACTCTTACATAGAGAGCAGTCAGTTGTCGATGGGCGCAGGAGATAACTTTGTTTTACTAAGTAAGTTAATACCAGACGTAACTTTTGACGGTTCTACTTCCCCTTCTCCAAACGTAGACTTTACCTTAGAAACAAGACGTTTTCCCGGTTCGGACTACGATCAAACAAAAGTTAGTGACATAATTAGAACATCAACTGTTCCCGTAGAACAATTTACAAATCAAGTAAGAATTAGAATGCGTGGTAGGTCTTTTGCCTTAAAAATTGAATCCGAAAATACGGGCGTTGAATGGCGTTTAGGAACACCGCGTGTCGAACTAAGACCGGACGGTAGACGATGAGTAGAGGATTAGTACAACCATTATTTCCAAATGCGCCTGTTGACTACAACGTAGAGTACATGTCGGAAGTGACTCGCGCTTTTTCTGTCTTTTTACAGCAAGTAAATAACCCCGGTCCTTGGCAGGCGTCTGCGCTGACTTTGCCTAATTTACAGACCGATAATTTTAACCTTCCTTTAGGTGGTGTTTTTCAGTACGGCGATGAATTACGTATTACTGTAGCAAACAAGCCTTATTTACGAGGATCAGAAGCTTCAGGGGCCGTAGGTAACGTTACGGTAACAATAACATGACCGTTCTTACTATGTCAGATAACAGCAAATGGAAACCTTCCTCTAGTAAAGACGTGTTATATTGTGCTAGTTGTAGTAATGAGGTGGATACCCCTGCGGAAATAGCTACTTATCCTCAAGGAAATTGTCCTCAATGCGGTTCGTCATGGACTGGAGAGGAGAAGCGCAGTACAATAATACAGGTAACTATGCCTGAAAGCATTACTGGCGGAGCAGGATAATGGCAAAAGAAGAGATCATAATTGAAGAAGTTACACCTGAAGTAGAGGAACTAGAGGTTCCAGACGGAGGGATTGGCGATTTTGTCATGGACGATGACGAACTCGACGCGGCATACGATGAAAACGCCGAAGATTACGGTGATGATGGTATAGCACAATTTCCCGCGCTTGCCGAGCGCATGGCTGCATATGGTCGAAACGAAGACAATATGCTGGCCCACGTTGCAGAGGGTGAATTAGTCATCCCCGCACAGTTCCTCGAAGATGAGGTAATGAAGCAACGTATTTACGATGTTCTTGCAGAAGCTGGGGTTGATGATCCCGAAGCTTATGTAGTCGGCGCAGAATCAAATGATTTAAACCCTACCACCGGACTTCCTGAGTTTTTTCTCAAGAAACTATTTAAAAGCATTGGTAAAGCCATAAAAAACGTGGTCAAAGCTGTTGTTAAAGTAGTTAAAAAGGTTGCTCCGATCATCCTACCTATTGCCTTGGCGTTCACGCCTCTTGGACCAATATACGGGGCTGCTCTTGGGTCAGGTATTGGAACACTCATAAACGGCGGTAGTATTAAAGACGCCCTTAAATCAGCCCTTATTTCAGGTGCTGTTGGAGGCGTAACCGCAGGATTTACTGGAAATACTGGTTCGTTTACTGGGAACATTGGCGAAGCTGCTTCTGGATTTGGCGCACGTGTTGGTCAGACCGCCGCAGGATTTACCGAAGGTGTAACTAGCGGTAGTTTAGGCGGCTTTAAAGATAGTTTCTTTTCTTCTTACGTTCCAACACCGGGCGCTCAAATTGATGCTGCGGCTAGTACCGGAGTAGACGGCACTGTAGTGGAAACTACTGGAACTGGAGCAGAAACTACCGTAGCTGGTTCAGATGGAACCAGTGTTGTAGACACTAATACTGTAACCACAGGTGATGGGGGTACAAGTCTTTCAGAAGGTTTAGTTACGGACGCAGCAGGTGATGGAGTGGAACGTAGTTTCCTTGAAAAAACAGGCGATTATATGTTCCGTGGCGGTCAAACTCCTGCGGAAATAGCAGCAGGTACTACTGAAGCAGGAAACGCTTATCTGGCTGATATGGCTTCAAAAGGTATTACCCCAACAGAAGCGGGTTTAAGAGTAGCTGAGAGAGCAGCCGCTCCCGGAATTTTAGCTAAATTTGGTCCTTCCGCAGCCCTTGCTTCTACTGCTGCCGCAGGCGCAGGGTTCTTTGACGTACCTGAAGCAGAACCTTCTCCTTTCCTTGATTACAACACGGATGGTTCAGTTACTACAGGTGAAGATTTAATTGCGGCTGATCCGGGTAAATACTTAGTAAAAGATTTAGGTCAATCCGTTTTAAACGAAGAAACAGGTGAATACGAACCTAAAGTAATGGATTTAGCTATAATGGGAGAGGATATGGATGGTTACACCGCACCAACTCAATTCCCATTACAAAACAATCCAGTGACAAATCAAGCTGGATATTTAATGTCTAGCACCCCCGGCGGTCCTTTTGCACGTCCTTATGTGACACAAAATGCTGCTGAAGGTGGTCCTATATTCCCACGTAGAAATGGTGGAATAGCGCCTACTGAAGGAACTGCGGGTCAAGACAGTGTTCGAGCAATGTTAATGCCGGGAGAGTTTGTAATGACTACCGACGCAGTTAAAGGTTTGGGCAACGGAAACCTAAATAATGGCATCAAGAATATGTACACAGTTATGCGCAATCTTGAGAGTCGAGGGAGGGCAACAGCGTAATGTCTGAACAAACTACTTCGATAGTCCGCGAAGCACCGGAAATCGAGGCCTATAAGCTAGGCCTTTTACAATCTGCTAAACAACTCGCTGATGCTGGTCAAACGATACCTCCGTATATGGTTTCGGAGATGTCCGGCTTACAGATCAAGGCCACGGAACTTGCAGAAGCAGGTATTGGTGGTTATCAACCTTATTTACAAGAAGCCGGATACACTTTAGGTGACGCTCAACAGGCGCTTGGCGCTACAATGTCGGGGGCTTTACCTTTTCAAGCAGAGGCTGCCGACGCAATGCGTACTGGCCTTGCTAATCTTCCGGGTCAAATTTCTTCTGCTCAAGAAGGTATTTCTGGTGCTATAGATTATGGCGCAGGTGCTACTGAAACGGCAACTGGCGCTATGGGCAGTGCTGCAACTGGCGCTAGGGCTGCTGCAACCGGCGGTCAAACTGCTTTAGGTGCAGCCGGAGCCCAAATTCCCGGTGTTGTAGGTAGCGTAACTGAAGGTACTGCTGCTGCAAATCAATTAGCCGCACAGGCTGCAACAAATGCAGCACAAACAGGGCGTGTAGATACTCTTGCGTCTCAATTATCTGCCGCAGATGCTGCCTCAAGAAACGTTGCTCAACAGGCCGGTCAAGGAAGCGTTGCTCAAGCGGCTGCAACACAACAACAAATTGCGCAAGCAAGTCAAGAAAGTGCAGCACAAGCACTTCAAGGACAACGAGATTTAGGCACCGCTGCTGGTTTAGCTCAAGGTGTCGCTACTACAGCGGGCACTGGAGCGCGGACCGCGGCTCAACAGGGCGGAATAGATAGTGCTACTGCTATTCAAGGCGCACGTCAGGCTGTCACCGATGCGGGTGCAGGTTTATCTCAATCCGGTATAGGAGCGTTACAAGCTGCTCAACAAGCTGGACTTTCTACTCAAGGTGCAATTGACGCGGCTCGTGGCACTGCTCAACAGGGAGCGGGTGCATTAGCTGCTGCTGGATTAGCGGGCGGTCAAGCTGCTGCGGATGCAGGATTAGGAGCGCGGTTAGGTGCAATTAACACTGGGCAACAATTGGCAGGTGCGTCTGATGCCGCTAGATTAGCCGCACAACAGACCAGTGCCGGAGTAGCAGGAGCTACGGATGCAGCTAGATTAGCCGCACAACAGACCGGCGCAGGTTTAAGTGGCGTTAGTGATAATGCTAGAGCCGCTGCTGCTGATGCAAGTGCTGGAGGTTTAGGCGCTTATGAAAGAGCTATTGGAGGAATTGACGACATTGCGACTGCGGCTAGAAACGTTGCAGGACAAGCTCGAACAGGTGGACAAACGGCTGCTCAACAGGCGGCTGCTCAAACGCAAGCCGCTATTTCAGGAGCAAGAGGGATAACCTCTGATGCAGCTTCAGCCTTACAACAAGCTGGCGCATTAGGAACACAAAGCGCACAACAAGGAATTGCAGGACTAGCAGGCACTACAGGTGCTTATGATCCTTCTTCTTCCGGTGCCTTTATGAATCAATATGAAGACGCCGCAGTTCAACAGGCGTTAGCAGATGTTAGACGTGCTGGAGATATACAACAGCAACAAGTTGATGCTCAAGCTGTAGCTGCGGGAGCCTTTGGTGGATCACGACAAGCTGTAGCTGAATCAGAATTAGATAGAAATATATTAGAACAACAGGCTCGAACAGCGGCAGGTATGCGTCAACAAGGGTTTGAAAGTGCTTCGCAAAGGGCTCAACAAGCTTATGAAGCTCAACAAGGTAGAACACAACAAGCTGCACAACTTACAGGTGCTTTGGGCGCTCAAGGTGCGCAAGCTGGATTGTCCGCGGCACAAGCTGCGGGTCAATTAGGTCTATCAGGCGAAGAACTTGCTGCACGGACCGCGCAACAACAAGGTCAGTTAGGACTCTCCGCAGAGCAGTTAGCTGCTCAGACCGGAATGAATGCTGAACAGATGGCGCAAGCCGGTCAGTTACAAGGTGGTCAACTTGGTTTATCTGCATTTAATCAGGCAGGTCAGCTTGGTCAGAATGCAGAGCAGTTAGCTGCGGCTAATTTAGCACAGGCAGGTCAATTAGGCCTTTCTGCCGAGCAACTAGCTCAGTCAGGTTCTTTAAGTGCAGGACAACAATCTCTTTCTGCGGAACAAATGGCTTCACAAAACATTGCTCAAGGCGGTCAGTTAGGCCAATCTGCGCAACAATTAGCCGGGCAGTTAGGAATGTCGGCAGCACAATTACAGGGTACTTTGGCCAATCAAGCGGCTGGATTAGGAATGTCAGCAGAACAATTTGCTGGTCAATTACTACAACAACAAGCTGCAACAGGTATAAGTGCAAATCAATTATTAGCTCAGTCTTCTCAGCAAGCTGGACAGTTAGGACTTTCTGCCGAGCAGTTAGCCGCTAACACAGCACAGCAGCAAGCTGCCTCTGGTATATCTGCTGAACAATTAGCTGGTAACTTAGGTATGTCGGCTTCACAACTGCAAGGTACTTTAGCAGGTCAAGGCGCTCAGTTAGGTATGAGTGCGGCTGAAATGGCACAACGTGGCGCTCAAGCTGGCGGTCAAATGGGTCTAAGTGCTTTACAGCAAGCTGGAACACTTGGCATGAATGCCGAGCAAATGGCTTCTGCCAATGCTCAAGCTTTGGCTAATACCGGTATGAACCTACAACAGTTGGCGTCTCAGACAGGAATGAGTGCGGCACAGTTAGCTGGTCAGATGAACCAACAGACAGGTGCTTTGGCACTGCAAGGTGTTAACCAGCAAGCAGACATTGCTTCGCGAGCCGCGCAACTTGGTATATCTGCCGAGCAACTAGCAGGTCAGTTGGCCAGTCAATCTGGACAGCTTGGTCAAAGTCAGGCTCAAATGGGTATGCAGGGCGCACAACAAGCCGGGGCTCTTGGACTTCAAGGTCAAGAACTTATGGGTCGTTTGGGCGAAGGTATTGGAGGTCTTGGAACCTCTTACGGACAGCTTAACATTCAACAGGGTGACGCTCTTAGTCAGCTTGGTCTACGTCAAGGCGCTCTTGGAGAACTTCAGCAGCAACTTGGTCAGAAAGAAGCTGGGTTTATATTTGATGTTGGTAAACAACAACAAGCGCAAGATCAGGCAGTTCTGGAAGCTCAACGTCAGACCACTGTAGAACAACAAAACGAGCCTTATAAACGTGTGGCATATTTATCAGACATTTATAAAGGCGCACCATCAAGTCAAATGACTTTAGCCTCTAATTCTGGAGGCGGAACATCACCCGCTCAATCTTTACTCGGATTGGGCGTAGCAGGTCTGTCGGCAGCGGCAGGCGCATCAAGAGCGGGGTTATTTTAATGAATAGAGAAGTAATGGGCAGACAGATGTTTGCCAAAGGAGGCGCGGCTTTTCCTGACCTGAGTGGTGATGGAAGCGTTACGCAAAAAGATATTTTAATGGGGCGTGGTGTAATACCAATGCAAAATGGAGGAATGGCTCCAATGCCCGCGGCTCCCGGATCACCTATGACCCCTCCCGGTATGCCACCGATTGATCCAAATTCGGTTGATATTAATCAAGCGGCTCAAGGTGCTATGCAGCAAGGTATAAATCCTGCTGAACTAGAAGGCATGTTGACGCAATATGCGGGTCAAATGGAAGATTTAGAAAATGCTGAAGATTACGAAACAGTAATAAACGGTATTAGAGGTGATACTCTACCTATTGAGCAACGTTATCAGGAACTGGCCTCGGTGGTTGGACCTGAAGATTCGCAGGCAACTCCTGAATCAGTGTTAACACTCTTGCAACCTGTTATGCAGATAGCAATGGTTGATGAAGGAATAGGCGGGTTAGCGGCGGAAGAGATGCAAGCTCCCGTAGAGGGCGCAATGGCAGAAGGCATTATGTCTACTGTTAATATGGGCGCTCCAGAAGCTCCNGTACAGGTTCCCGGAGGGCCTGCTCCAGTAAATTTTAATCAAGGCGGTCCCGTAGTTCACATGGCGGACGGGGGAGATAGCCGCCTTGGACAAATATATCAGGATAAACAAGCCATATACGGCGACATTCTGGGTATGGCCGATCAAGAAGCTGAATTGGCTGACAGAAAAAACATGACCGAAGCACAAATGTTGTTTGATGTCGCTCAAGGTGCTTTGATGTTTGCCACACCGGGTGAAAAAAGAATGAGTCCCGCTGAAAGGTTAGCGCAATCCTTCCAGCCTGTTTTAGGTAACATAAGTGCCCGTGCAGGTGAATTACAGAAATTTAAAGAAGGTCAAAAAGCTGAAAAACGAGCTTTAAATCTACAGGCATTGGGGTCTGCTGAAGGTGCTTTGACGGCTGAAATAGCTACGCAAGCGCAAAAAGACTTATTAGAGTCCAAACAAAGATGGGAAAGTTCTGAAAACGTTTTACAGCGAGCTTTTGAAATAACTAAACAAACTCAGTTGTTTGATTTTAACGCAGGTGAAAGTGCTTTAGGGCGTGGTCATCAGACAGACTTAGCACAACTAAAAATTGACGCACAACGCACACTACAAGAATTGCAAAACGATTTTACAACCGATCATACTGAACAGAAAGCACTGATACAGGCAAATTTAGCAGAAATTAATTACAATTTCTCAAGGTCCTTACAAACAGACAAGTTTGATTTTCAAACTCAAGAGCGTTTAGGTAGTCAAGAATATCAAGACGCTGTAATGGCGAAGAAGTTTGCTAACGATCAATCTTTACTTGCCATACAGTTTGATAATAGCAAAGAAATGGTTGGTTTGAAGGACATGCTCCTTAAAGAAAACCAACAACTTGAAAGAGAATTTCAAATTAGTTCTGCCACAACGGCCTTTGATAGAAGCCTTGAAGCAATGGGCGTTAAAAATACTTATGACATTGGTAAAATGGAGTTTGGTTCAGAGCTTAACGAAAACTTGGCTAGAGTTAATTCTGAATTGGCCATTGAGAGACAAGTTCATGAGCAGGCCTTTCAGTCTGCGGAACGTGTTATGGAAAGAGCTTTCCAAGCAGGACAGACTCTTACAAAACAAGACTTCCAGCGTGAAATGCAAGAAGACATGCAGTCCTTTAATGCCGATCAGAAGACTATTGACAGAGGTATTGCTAAAGTTAACAGAGCGTTTGACGAACAGCTTGCAATACGTGGTGCGGATCAAGGCGATAGAAAACTTGACCTTACTGAACAAGGAATGGCGTTGGATAATGCCTACAATCTAGGCAAATTAGCTATTGATAGAATGGAAGCTAACAACAAACGTTTAGGTAGCGAGTCTAAAACGGCTACTATCTCATATCTGACAGATTCTGAAAGATTAGAAAAATATGCTAATGGTAGTTTGGGAGACTCGACGGCGGAATTTGAGCAGTTAGTTCTTGACTACATAAAACCAGAAAGAGTTTGGAATGGTGAAGTTTACGTTGAAGGTGCTGGCGGCCAGCTTGCAGGTCAAGTGCTTGAAGCCATTAAGACCGGAAACCCGAACCTATACCAGACAATTACTAAGGGTGAATTAGACGGAGAACCAATTAAAACAGGTCAAGACGGCGTTGCTAAAAATTTAAAAGAGGCCAATGTAGAATTATTTAACTCAGATGGTACCGTAAATAGACAATCCACAGGTTTTGATCTGACTAGACCAAATCGGTTTGATCCAAGTGTTGATTATAGAAAAGTTATTGGTGCCTCTAGGGTATTTCCCGGTATAGGTAAAATGCTTTCAGAAGGCAGCGCAGAATTATTTGGTGGTGACGCAAGCCCTGAAGCGCAAAATCTTTCTAAAGCGGCAACCAGTCTTGACGCACTAGCAAATGATTTATTGCAGTTCTCAACTAATCAATCTGATGGTCGTGTTCTGAAATTTGTGCAAGAAAAAATAGAAAAGGAAGTAGCCAATATCAGACCCGGAGGATTGTTCTTAAAAACTGACGCAGATGCTTCAGCTTCTTTTGAAACTCTTGCGGACATGATTGCGCAACAAATGCAAATTGGTGCCAGTATCTTGCCCGAATATGGTGGCAGAGAAGGACAATATACCGAAAAACAAATTACAGATACTCGCGCAGACATGGATCAGATGAAAGTGTTTATGAACGAAATATTGGCTTTTCAGCAAGGATTTGAATATATTCCAACCCGTCGAACAACAGGCGTAGATGGTCAAGATCAATCATTAGGTACAGCTAGAGATCAAATTTTATTGATGAGGAAAAAGTAATGGCGGATGAAACCCTTATTACCTTAACCGCTCCTGAGTTTGAAAATTTAATGGAAACGCAGGGTCTAGATAAGACTGTGCAAGGTGTTCTTGATATTGCAAACGAAGAGTTAGAGGTGGGAACTCCTTTAACTATGGAGAGTCTTGCTAATGGTACTCACCCGTTGTTAGATCAACTAGATCGTTACAAAGGTATTCTGCCAGAAAACCGTAACATAAGTCCTGAAGAGATTTTAACGTTGTTTACAAACGTTGATGATTTTGGAAAATACGATCCGCAAAAAGGTTCTTTTTCAGGTTTAAAAGCAGGTACTTATTCTGCGGCTAGAGCTGTTCCAGAAACAATAGGTGCCGGTGTCGGATTTAAAGCAGGTTTAGCAGCAGCTACCCCTATTGCCGCTCTTATTCCTCCTCTTGGACCTGCCGGATTTGTTGGAAAAGCAATTGTTTACGGTATTGGTGGTATTGGCGGTGCTATTCTAGGTGCTATTGGTGCAGGAGAAGCAGAAGACGCTATTATTGGAGAAGCCGGACCGGTTGTTCCTTCGTTGCAGCCTGCCACTAACATGGGCGAAACGGTAATGATGGCGGGTTCCATGTTAGCCAGTCCTTACAAATTAGTAACCAGTATTCCCAAAGCAAAAACAGGTGCTTTAGAGTTTTTAGAAAATTTTAAAAGTGTGTCCGGCGGACAAGTATCGGAAGAAGTTTTTAAACTGGCTGCAAAAAACGCAGGTATGAGTGAAAAAGCAGCAAATAAAGCGTATGCGGCTGCAAATGCGGCTCGTGAAAGTGCTACTCGTGGAAAGATGTTTGGCGGAGACATGGGTGTTAACCTTGGAATAAGTAGGTTTAATCCAGCCGGGTATTTATTTGATCCTAGAAAAGGTAATGTTGGAACAAGAGTTATAGGCGGTATTGAATCTGGTATTGGAACCTCCATGAAATATGCACGTGAAAACACGGGCAAGTTTTTAGGTTTAGAGGCGGCTTCTGCCGCAGGTATGGGTGGTGGAGCATATATTGCTCAAGATACAGACCCTTATAATGAAAACGTCCGTTTGGGTTATGAACTTGTAGGTTCGTTTGTTGTTCCGTTGCCCGCGCAAATAGCCGTTGATTACGCTCCCGATTTAGTAACAACCTTAAAAAGGTGGTATGGAGATTCAAAAAACACCGAAGGTCTTTTAAAAGGAAAAATGGAAAAAGACGCTGTTGGTAGGATTATGGCAGCAATTCGTAAGTCTGAAGAGTATGCGGATGTAAGAGACGAGGCCGGTAATTTAGTTATCAGCGCCGACGAAAAGTTTGCAAAATTTATTGATGAATTAAACAAAGCAAGTATAGATGAAGCCGGTAATCCTGTTAGATTTACTACTGCTGATTTGGCAGAAACAGCCGGATTAGACTTTTCCCCTACAATAAGAACAATACAAAGTGAATTAGAAAAATCCAGTAAGGACTTAGCTGTCGCAACAGGTAGAGGTCGTGAAGAAATGCAGGCCGGTGCCGTCAACGCAATACGTACCTTAGTAGCTACCGGTGATCCTCAAGCTTTAGGAGTGGCTGCTCGTATTCAGCAAGGATTGTTTGAAGAAAACATAATGAATGGTATTGATGGGGCGGTGGATAAACTAACCTCCGCAGCTACCAAAGTAGTAGGCCGAGATGTTACTGGTGGATCAGAGCGTGTTGACTTATCTCAACAACTTTACACGGTATTACAAAACCAAATTAAACTTAGCAAAACCCGCGAACAACGGCTCTGGAAGGAAGTAGGTAGTTATCCTATAACTCAGTTTATTGCTAAGAACGGTAAAGAAATTAAACAGCCTAATGTTCTTCAACTAATGGATCGACCGTCTACAAAGAACGGTTTAAACTTTTCTTCAAAAGGCGCTCAAGCTGATCTTAGCAGCGCGATGGGCCGGTACTCAGACGACATTGAAGATTTAAGAGATTTCTTTCAAAACGGAACTGGACGAAACCCTGCTACTGCTCAAAAATTCTTTGAAATGCGTTCTGGCTTACTAAACAAAGCCTCTGTATTGCGCAAAAATGGCGACTTAGTAAATGCTGGTCGGTTGGATAAGATAAGCGATGCTTTACTAAGAGACCTTACCAGTCAAAAAGACGGTGCTTCTCAAGCTTACAATGCGGCCCGTGCTTACACTTTTGCAAGAAACAACGTATTTACACGTAGTTTTTTAAATGATCTTCAAACAGTAGACAAGCAAAGAGGTTTAGTAATGTCTCCAGAGGCTTTACTAGATCAAGCTTTTCGTGGAGGCAGTAACGCTACAGTACAAAGATTTGACCAAATCCGGGCAGCCGGTAGGTTCTTAGTTGATGAAGCAGGATTTTCTGAAGAAGCCGTAGGGATGTTAGACGCAGATGCTATTATGTCGGCGGCCTTGCGCGATTCTTTGGGTAAAATAATGGATAAAAAATCAACCATTAATCCCGCTAGACCTAACGAAAAAATAGAAACTTTTGTAGTCAACGAAGCTAAATTAAAAGCTTTGAAGCAGCAACCCGGTACACAAGAATTATTTAAATTTATTCCTGATTTGGAAAAAGATTTAGCCGATGCAACTAGCGCAACTAAAGCTTACAACAACATGTTGGGCGATGTAGAAAACTCCATTAGTCCTAATCAAGCAAAGCAATTAGGGTTTGACGAAGATCAAATGAAAGCCTTGTATGACACTAAAGCCTTTCAATGGGCTATTCAATTTGAAGACCCTAGCAAAGCAGTGGCTAAAGCACTGGCGTCCGAAAAACCTACAATGGCTTTAAACTCTTTATACAAGATCGCTTCTGAAACAAGTATGGAAGGGTCCGAGTTTACCCGCGAACAAGCAATGTCCGGGTTAAAATCTGCTATTTTAAATAATGCTTTAGTTAAATCTAACAACAGCGCAGGTTTACCCAGCGGTGATGTTTTACAAAAAGAATTGTTTGGTCAAATGAAGGGAGTTGACCCCTCCATCAAGTTTTCTATGGAAGACTTTTTAATTCGTAAGGGGTTATCTACTGAAGAGGAGATGGAAGGTCTTCAAAGAGCTATTAAAACAATGCGAGGAGTTGAAGAAGCTTATGCTTCTGGGGATTTTGAAAACGTTTTGTTCAAAAACCCTAGCCTAGCCAAACTGTTTTATGTGCGTATCGCAGGTGCTACTGCGGGTAGTGCTATACAAAACAAAATGATGAGCCTTTTAGGGCTACCTAGAATGAGCGGCGGTTTAATAGCAGAACAAACAGGTTCTGAGGTTGTGCAGAAGTTGTTACTTCGCGGACCTGAGTCCCAGCGCATTAAAATAATGACTGAATTGTTCTCTAATCCTCAAGCGTTAGCCGCGGCAATGAAAACAATTAAAACCAAAGATGATTTAGATAGTGCGATGACCGCCTTAGACAAAATCTTTAGCCCGTTAGCACGACAAGTTGGCCGAAGAATACCTTTAGGAATCAGAGCAGTGGAAGAAGAAGAAGATTACGTCGCTCCACCAGTCACGCCTACACCTTTACCCCTTGAAAACCAACAAGGGTCACTGAATCCGACCACCTTGAACATTCCCGCTCAAGGAACGGATGCTGCGCCTATGCCCACGCAACTTGCCTCTGCGGCTCCACAGCCATCCCCTAACACAGGGCCTGTTGACAGGGCTAGGTTTGCAGCTTTATTTCCCGAAGACCGAGAGCTTCTTGGTATCGGAAGTTTGATGGGTCAAGCTTAATGAGCATATTCCAAGAATACGCTGGCCGTTCAAACTATTACACTGCGGATGAAAAAGACCGTTTAGAAAACCCTGAAAAATATAACTACGATCAAGCGGCATATGATGCGTATTCCGCTGGTGCTTTAAAAAGAGCAGAAGGTAGATCAATAGCAGAGGGGTATGCGACCGATGCAATACCTTATAGTTACGCGGGCCGCGGTACTTCTAGTACCGCACCAAACATAAGTTTGGCAGGTTATGGGGGACATACCAGTGGAGGAACTGCGGGTAATGTTAATTTAGCTGGTTTCGCTCAAGGCGGTATGGTACCCGGTATTGGGGGTATGTTTCAAAACATGTCTCATAACTATGGTGTGCAAGGCGGAATAGGTTCTTTAATTAAGTAAGCCAACCTTTTACTTCTTCTCCTAAAACTTTTCCTGCAATGTCTATTTTATTGCGCAAAGCCTCCAAAATCTTTTCATCTATTGTTCCGGGAGAAACTAGGTCTATATAAGTCACCTTGTTTTTTTGCCCTATCCTATGAGCCCTGTCTTCGGATTGGAGACGTATTTCTAGATCGTAACTATTACTATAGTAGATAACTGTCGTAGCTTCGGTAAGAGTAATACCATATCCACCTGTCTTGGGTTGTCCTACAAAGAACCGTAAAGGTGAATTTGGGTCTTGAAACTGTTCCACAATTTCTTGTCTTTCATCTTGCGGTGTAGCACCATAATAGGTTGCGACCGATTCGGGCCCGAACCGGTCGCGCAGGGCATAAGCTACCTGTTGGATGTCGTGTGTATACGTCGCCCAAATGATTGCTTTTCCCTGAAACTCTTCAGTGAGGTCGAGTAATTCGTTGAGCCTGTTGCTCTTAACTATTTGAATCTCGCCGTCATCTGGCTGCAAATGTCCGCAGCAAATTTGTTGTAATCTCATTATCTGTGTTAAAACACTAGCAGTGGTCACCAATTCCCCACACTCCATTTTAGCCAAAGCCAACTTTTTCATCTGTACATAAAGTTTAACTTGCTCTGGTGTGAGAGATACTTCGCGTCTGATATAAACTTTTGGAGGAAGATCAAGGCAATCGACTTTTAGAACCCGGCTACTAAACCGATCTAACTTTTCAGAAAGTTCGTCTAAACGACGATAGCCCACAATCTGTTGGAAACTGCGGTGACCCATCATTCTTTTTTGAACATTGGCGTACCGCGCTTGGAAAGCAAAGTAACTATTAAAGCCAAGTGCTTTTTCGGCAAGGAAGTTACATTGACTAAACAGGTCCATAGGGCTCTTTGTTATCGGGGAGCCGGTCAATATCCGGCGGTATTTAGCCCGTTCCTGTAAAGCAATTATATTCTTCGTCCTCGCAGCCTTCCTATTTTTAATTGTAGTTGATTCGTCAACAATAACAATGTTGTCTTGATTTTGATGTAAATAAGCTAATGCCGCCTCTGTCCCTCTGGTAGAAGAAAAAGCTTCAATGTTCATTACAAATACTTTTAAAAAAGTAGAATCAAAGTCCACAATAAAATCTTTTAGTTCAGTGTCATACTTCTTAGAATTAGAGGGTACCCAACGCATTACCTTTCTCGGTATGCGTTTTGGTAAATGAATGGGTATTTCACCCTTTACCCAGTTATCATAAACCCCTTTTGGCGCTACAATGAGGGCTGCTTTTATCTGCCCGGACTCGAACAAAGCACCCATAGTGTCTATCGCTACTTTAGACTTACCGGTGCCCATCTCCATCAGCAACGCATAGTAATCCGCGGCCCACGACTCTTCAAACGCTTGACGTTGGTGTTCGTATGGTTGAGTTTCGTACTCGTAGCTTTTCATTTTTGCCCCTATTGAAATATTTACTTGACTTTGATATGGTATAAGATAATATCTACATTTGTCAAGGCCCGAAAGGTGCCTTTAACCACGAAGGAGGAAACACGATGAGTGATGACTTGAAAAAAATGATGGAGCAAGACTTTGAAAAGACGATTGCATCATCTGTTGAGAAACTTGACCAGCAGGGGCTTACTTCAGTAGCCGCGTTGGCCAGAACAATCCGTGATGAAGAAGAGTATATCGCGTCTCTTGAGGGTGACCTCAAGTCGGCAAAGAAAAAGCTTATAAAACTCACGGATGAAGAGATGCCTGCGATGCTTGCAGAGATAGGCATAGCTTCATTTGCACTAGATGACGGTTCTACCGTTGAGGTTAAACAAACCTATGGTGCATCCATTCTCGTTGATAAACGTCCAGAAGCCTACGATTGGCTGCGCGACCATGGTCACGATGACATTATTAAGAATACTGTCTTGTGTCAATTTGGCCGTGGGGAAGACGATCAAGCGGGAGCCTTTGCGGCATTTGCGCACCAGCAAGGGTTTGTCCCCGAACAAAAAACAGAGGTCCATCCTCAAACACTTCGTGCTTTTGTAAAAGAGCGTTGCGAAGCGGGAGAAGATTTTCCAATGGAATTGTTTGGAGCATGGGTAGGTCAACGCGCAGTAATCAAAAGGAGTAAGAAATAATGTCGAAGAAAGATGTAGCCAAAAATGGCGAAAAAGAATTAGCGGTTTTTAACCCCGCTATGATGGAACAGGATGCAGGACAAGGCATGGAGAACATGGGGACGGAGGATTTAGCTCTTCCATTCCTAAAGGTTCTCTCTGGCAACGATCCGGTATTGGATGATGAAAGTGTCGATGCTCGTAAGGGTGACATATATAACACCGTAACTGGTATTCCGTACAGAGGTAAAGATGGGGTTCGTGTAATTCCATGTGCTTACCAACGTAGGTTTATTCAGTGGGCTCCGCGTGGCAGCGGAAGCGGTGCGCCCACGGCAATTTACGAGCCCGGACAATCACGTCCAAAAACGGAACGGTCCCCTGATGACAACAAAGAGTATGTTGTTGATGGTAACGGTGAGTACATAGAAGAGACTCACCAGCACTTTGTTCTATTACTCAACGCAGAAGGGGCGACAGAGACAGCCCTGATTGCGATGAAATCCACACAGCTTAAAAAGAGCCGTAAGTGGAATAGTATGATGGCGTCTCGTTCAATGACGGGAGCAAACGGGCCTTTTACACCGCCTCGTTTCTCTCATATCTACCACTTGAAAACAGTGCAGGAGGAGAACAGCAAAGGTTCTTGGCACGGTTGGGAGATGTCGTGTGAAGGAGTTATTGAAGACGGCTCGTTGTACTCTCGTGCGAAGGGTTTTGCAGAGAGTATAACCGCAGGAGACGTTGTGGTTAAACATACGGATGACGAAGGGACGGCAGGTAACACACCGTTTTAATTAGTCACTCGGCGGGGTGAAAGCCTCGCCGTTTTTTTCCGTATGGGGGCACAAATGTCATTAGATAAATTTATGGCCATATTTGATGGTCTGAGGGAAGCCCACGGCTACTTCAAAATAGAAAATACAGGCGCTAACGGCAAAGCGAAAGGCAAAGCCGGAGTATTGCGAGAACCTCGTACCAAGCAGCTTTGGGAAAATCACTTGTCTGGAGAAGGCAATGGGTTAGGTATTATCCCAATCAACGAAAACAACCAGTGTGTTTGGGGTTGTATAGACGTGGACATATATCCACTAGATCATAAGTTATTAGTCGAAAAAGTAAGAAAATTAAAATTACCTTTAGTAGTGTGTCGATCAAAGTCTGGCGGGGCACATTGCTTTTTGTTTTCAAAAGAGTGGGTAGATGCAAAAGATATGCAAAGGTCTTTACAGCACATGTCTTCCGCTCTTGGTTATGGTGAGAGTGAAATCTTTCCCAAACAAATTAAATTACACTTAGACCGCGGCGATGTAGGAAACTTTTTAAACCTGCCTTATTACGATCACGAGAACGGTCTACGTTACGCATTTTTAGACAACGGCACCTCTGCCGACCTGAATGAGTTTATAGAACTATACGAAAGATATGCGCAAACACCGGAAGAAGTTGTTAAGTTACAAGTAACCGAAAGTGGCGAAAGTGATTTAATAGCAAAAGATGGTCCACCTTGTTTGCAGATACTATGTAAGCAGGGGATCAGCGAAGGTGGAAGAAACAATGGACTATTTAATATTGGTGTCTACTTGCGAAAAGCATTTCCAGATAGCTGGGAATCAGAGATTCTTCGTTACAACATGGAGTACCTGTCTCCGCCATTGCCGCTGCCAGAGGTCAATATAGTTGCCAAGCAGTTGGAGCGTAAAGAATACGCTTATAAATGTTCTGACGCACCCATTAACTCCTACTGTAACAAGGAGCTATGTCGTACCCGTAAGTTTGGCATAGGAGCGGCTGTAGCAGGCGCTACAATCGCTAATCTACGTAAATACAATAGTACCCCACCAGTTTGGTTTATGGACGTTAACGGCGAGCCTCTGGAGCTTGACACTGAAGCTCTAATGAGCCAGCCGATGTTTCAGAAGTCTTGTATGGAGCAGTTGAATTTTATGCCCCGGTCCGTTGCAAAGCAGCAGTGGGAAAGCCGGATAAGCACTTTGATGACAGAAATGCGCGACAATGAAAGCGCGATTATGGAAGTTGCAGTAGATGCTAGTATCAGCGGACAGTTCTATGATTACCTTGAAGAGTTTTGTCGCCACCTACAGCAAGCGCAGGATAAAGAAGAGATACTACTTCGCCGCCCTTGGACCGATGAAGAAGCGGATGTAACTTATTTTAGACTTAAAGATTTTGAAAGTTATTTGAAAAAGAATAAGTTCTTCGAGTACAAATCCCATAAAATTGCACAAAGGTTAAGAGATATTAATGGAGATAGCTTGGTATTAAAGATTAAGGGTAGAGCGGTTCGTGTTTGGAAGATACCAGCTTTTGAAAGCGCAGAGGTAGATTTAAAAACTCCACAGTTTGGTTCACAAGAGGAGGCTCCTTTCTGATGAATCCTAATGAAAACGTAATAATAAAACGCAACAGGGAGATAGTTCGACTCATTGATGAAGAACGAATGACAATGACGGCAGTTGCTAAGTGGTTCAGTATTTCTAAGCAACGAGTTCAACAGATATATAAAAAGGCTAAAGATGTTTAGAATATTTGGTCCACCGGGGACAGGTAAGACTACCACTTTGTTAAACATGGTAGACAAAGCTTTAGAGAGTGGCACTTCTCCAGACAGGATTGCTTTCTTGGCCTTCACACGTAAGGCTGCGAACGAAGCAAAAGAACGTGCAGCAGAGAGATTTAACTTAGACCCCAAGAAAGATTTAATCTTTTTTAGAACGCTGCATAGTCTAGCACTTACCATGTCTGACATACGCCCCGAACAAGTAATGCAGGAAGAAAACTATCGGGAGCTTAGTCGCACCATAGGTGTTGATCTTGGCGCACAAAAGAATACTTCGATAGATGATGATGTGCCTAGTATGGTAGCAAGCAGTGATCCTATTCTTGGATTAATTAACTTGTCCCGGTTATGCAAATCCGAATTACGTGATGAATACAACAAAAGCAGTATTGAAGAAGATTGGAACATAGTTAATTTTGTTGATAAATGTTTAAGAGAATACAAAGAAAGCATGGGTCTTTATGACTTTACCGATATGCTTGAGCAGTTTGCCAAGGGTGGTCAAACCTTCTGTCCAGAGTTTGACTTATGTTTTTTAGATGAGGCACAGGATTTATCTCCGTTGCAGTGGGACATTGCTCACCTAATAGATAGTAAGTCTAAGAAGATGTACTGTGCTGGAGATGACGATCAAGCCATCTACCGGTGGGCCGGTGCTGACGTAGACCACTTCATTAACTTACCCGGTGGGTCAGAAACACTGACTCAATCTTATCGTATACCTAAGTCAGTTCATAACGTAGCAGAAAACGTGGTGCGTAGAATAGGTAGAAGGTTCCCAAAAAAGTATGAGCCTCGATCTGAAATGGGCAACGTTACACGGATAAATAGCATTAACTCCTTGGACATGGCACAAGGACAATGGTTAATTTTATCTCAAGCCGGTTACCAACTTACGCCTGTAGCCCATGATTTAAAATCTAGCGGCTATTTATTTAATTACCGCGGCAATAGATCAATCAGTGAAAAGGTAAGCGAAGCTGTCAACGGTTGGGAACAGGTCCGTAGAGGAAAAGAAATAACAGGTAAAGTTGCACGGATTATCTACAGCTACATGTCCGTAGGTGAGCGACTTACGCGAGGTTTTAAAAAGTTACCCGGCGTCGAAGACGCTGACTTATTTACATTTGAGGACTTAAAAAATAACCACGGGCTGCTTGCCGATAAAAACATGATCTGGTCTTTGGCTATGAATAAACTTCCTGATACTGATCGTGCTTACGTTACGGCACTTTTACGTAGAGGCGAGAAGTTTAATGGCATACCTCGTATTACAGCGTCCACGATCCACGGATCAAAGGGCGGGGAGGCTGATAACGTTGTGCTATTTACGGACCTTAGTCCAGCAGCCGACACTCAATTTCAACGATACCCTGACGATACTCACCGGGTTTTTTATGTAGCAGTGACACGTGCCAAACAAAACTTGTATATAGTAGATGCAGAAGATGTTTCACGGAGTTACGACTTATGACAAAGATTACTTTAACCCAATATCAAAAAATGTTGGAAAAATTTGAAGAAGAATACGGGGTTGCACTTGACCTCACATTAGCGGACTGGAAAAACCCCTTAGTTAAAGATGAGGATATGCCCGGTCTTACACTAAAGTGGGATCATGATGAAAATGATTGGATTGTCTACGGTCCCCTCAACCAGACGGTACATTAAATGTTAAAGGCAGATGGTTATAACCAAGCAATTATGGGCACCATTCAACGGGCCGGGCAAGACGATATAATTCTCTACGATTCAGATGAAATTATAAAAATATTAGTTTACCGCGATAACATGAGTTACGAAGAAGCGGTTGAATACTTTGAATTTAACATTTTAGGCTCATGGGTAGGACCACAAACTCCCGCTTATTTTTCTAAGGACAGCCTACGCATACTCAAGGAAGAGGAAGAGTTAGAATGAAAAGAGAAGAAGTGTTGCGTTCAGCAGAGGCGCTTATCAACGGCCCACGTGCCAAAGACTATGGGGAAGCGTATCACAACCATACCCGAATAGCCGCAGGTTGGAACGTAATTGTCGAGGGAGCTTTAACTTCCCATGGAAAGCTTACACCAGCCCACGTTGCCTTAATGATGGATTGGGTAAAAAGCAGCAGGTTGTTAGAGAGTATCGACCATGAAGACTCATGGATTGACAAAGCAGGCTACACGGCCCTCGGCGCAGAGTTTACCGAGAAATTTAACAAGGAAAATAAATCTGATGGCAAAACTACAAATGGCAATGTTCGCACCAAAAAGTGAGTGGATACCGCCGCTTGAGTTACCGGACTTAACCTCGGCTAAAAAAATTGCAATAGATGTTGAGACACGTGACCCCAACTTAAAAAAGCACGGACCCGGATGGCCTACAGGAGATGGTGAGGTGGTCGGGTATGCTATCGCTGTTGATGACTGGTCTGGTTACATACCCATTCGTCACTACGGTGGTGGTAACTTAGATGAAAAGCAAGTGAACAAGTGGCTTAAGAAAGTCTTTGAATGTCCTGCGGATAAGATTATGCACAATGCTCAATATGATTTGGGCTGGATAAAGCAGATGGGGTTCGATGTAAAAGGCCGCATTATAGATACCATGGTAATCGCCTCATTATTAGATGAGAACAGGTTTAGCTATAGTTTGAATGCGTTAGCTTATGAACACCTGAACAAAGTTAAATCTGAGAAAGGTTTAGTGGAGGCTGCTCGCGAGTTTGGTGTCGATCCTAAAGCTGAAATGTGGAAGATGCCAGCCATGTACGTCGGACCTTACGCTGAAGGTGATGCCGAACTCACCCTCGAACTCTGGAATTACTTCTCCGTTGAGCTTGGCAAAGAAAACTTGTGGAACGTCGCTAATCTCGAACTTGATCTCCTCCCATGTCTTGTGGACATGACTATGCGTGGCGTTAGAGTTAACACCGACCGGGTAGAAAGAACTAGGGATAGTCTTCTCAAGCGGGAAGGGGAAATCATGAAGGAGATCAAGCGCATTTCTGGGAGTGATGTAGAAATCTGGGCTGCTCAGTCTCTCTCTAAAGCGTTCGATAAAGTCGGCGTCCATTATCCACGTACAGAAAAAGGCGCACCTAGCTTTACCAAACTCTTTCTGCAAGAGCATCAACATCCCCTCGCCCAACTCGTCACTCAAGCGAGGAATCTGAACAAGACATCCGGCACCTTCATCAACACAATCATGAAACACTGCCACGCTGATGGCCGAATACATTCCCATATAAACCAAATCCGTTCTGATGATGGAGGCACGGTCAGCGGACGCATATCAATGTCCAATCCGAACCTTCAGCAAATCCCGGCCCGCGATCCAGAATTGGGGCCAATGATTCGTTCCTTGTTTCTTCCAGAGGAAGGTGAGCAATGGGCGGCTATTGACTTCTCGCAACAGGAACCGCGCATCTTGGTACATTATGCTCATGTTTACGGCAAAACGCGAGGTGTACCTTTAGAGGGTGCCGCAGACTTTGTTAAAGCCTACAACAATGACCCGGATACAGACTTTCATAGTCTAGTAGCTGAGATGGCTAACATACCAAGGAAACAGGCTAAGACCATTAATCTAGGTTTGATCTATGGAATGGGTGTAAACAAAATGTCTGAGCAACTGGACTTATCTGTTGAAGAAGCCAAATCATTAACCAAGCAATACCACAACCGGGTACCTTTTGTTAAAGGACTGATGACCGGTGTAATGAACAGATTAAATGAAAAGTCTTCTGGCGGATCATTGACTTCGCTGCTTGGCCGTAAGTGCCGGTTTGATTTGTGGGAACCAGACACGTTTGCTATGAACAAAGCTATGCCCTACAAAGAGGCCGTCGATGAGTATGGGCCCACGACCCGCCTCAAACGAGCATATACATATAAGGCGCTGAACAGATTGATCCAAGCGTCTGCTGCGGACATGACCAAGAAAGCAATGGTTGATCTTTACAAGCAGGGCATACTACCCATGCTTCAGATACACGACGAACTGGCTATGTCTGTCAAGAACGTTGAAGAAGCAAAGGTTGTTGCAGAGGTTATGGAAAGTGCTGTGCCGTTAGAGGTCCCATCAAAATGTGACATTGAAATCGGACCATCTTGGGGAGAAGCTAAATAACTTTTTAAAAAACTAGCCCACGGTCTACGGATCGTGGGTTTTTTCTTGCATTCTTCTATATCTTCCTATAATATCGTAGATATTCCGGGGGCATCGGAGAAAATTAAATGGATACTACACGTTGGAAAAGCGTTCTCGTACCACGAGAAGTGTACGAAGAAATAAAAGAACTATCTAAAGCTGAAGGTAGGACCATTGGCGGGCAGCTACGGCTGGTCTTCGAGTGGTACAAAGAAGCGGAGATAAATATTAATGATGAACCTGAAAGCAGAAAAGGGCGTGATACACCGACGATTGGTGCGAAACCAATGTCCGAAATGTGAAGGACAGTTGGGCGTTGTTAAAATTACTGACACACATCTTTTTAGAAAGTGTTCAGTTTGTGCGCTCAATATATCTGATCCAATATCGTGTGGAGAATTTCCCGATGATATATGCGATTAACTATTGCTTATCCCATACTCTTATGTTTATAATAACCTTGAGCATGAAAACTCATGTTCTCCGTAGTTGACTCACCCCCAGTTCGGTTGCCCCCGGCTGGGGGTTTTTACGTTTAGGAGAAAGTAATGGCAGATTTTGTAGACGGCCTCATGGCTAAAAAACCAAACGAGAAAGCACCTGACTTTGTTAAGTGCGGACTCAGTATAAAAAGAGCGGACCTCATAACATGGCTCACGGGTCAGACCGACGAATGGATTAACGTTCAGGTAAAGGAAAGCAAAGGTGGCAAATGGTATGCGGAGGTGGATACATGGAAGCCGAGAAACGAATAGAGGAAATGAGCTACACGTGGTCTATTAGTAGGATCAATCGTTTAGTTAACATAACCCTCATACAAATTGCGAAAGACGACTCGTTGTCTGAAAAAGATAAACAGCAGCAAACTTTAGAAGTAGAAAAAGCTTGGCAAAGAATACTACGTGGTTGACTTTTATAGATAAAATCCCATACACTAAGGGTGTTAACCACTAAACGGAGATTGCTATGAAAAAATTAATAAGTATCGCAGAAGTGTGCGTCATCACAAAAATGTCCGCACCAACCATTTATCGCAAGGTAAAAGCTAAAGAGTTTCCAGCGCCAACCAAGGTGCCAACAACCGCAACCCGCGGACCAAAGCTCATTAACCGATGGAACGAACAGGTTGTTCTAAACCACATGCTGGCTAAAAATTTAAAGAAAGCACGTGATGCAGAAGTTATTATCATCAACCCGCCTGTCGAAGAAACAGACAGCCACTGGGATACCCCGGTCCAAGATACTTGGATGGAGGTCTATAAGTACCCAATAATGGCCGTAATAGGTGGCTTACTAGCTGGATTGGCAGTGTGGTTGTTTAAATAAACTAATCTATAAACCACAACGGAATGACAAAAACTGCCAGTATTAAAAGTACAGCAGCCAAATCTTTCCAATCTTGCGGGTCTTTATAATTGAAATTACTCAATATATCTCCTCATCCGGGTCCGCGTACCTCGGAACACAGTAGGCAATTATCGGAATGTCGTAGTTAAAACGGTGTTGGGTAGTCAAGGAATAGGCAAAATGAACGCATTTGTGAACGTCGCGCCACTGACCAAACGCTTCTTTCGTGGACTCTTGGCGACTCGGAGTAACATTAGTAAACGTCTCAATGATAAGAACGAAGACCAGTACCTTCATAAATTACTCCTGTTAAGCCAGACCGGGTACTATTATCCACGATCCGCGGCTCACGGGGAACATATTAAACACCATATACATATATAGAGATATTTTAAGAAAAAATATTTTTTTGTGAAAATAGGTGTAACCGGTGTAACCGTGTAACTTTGGTCCGCAAACCCTTATAGTATATAGGGATTTAAGGTTACATAAGTTAAAAACAAAAATGTAACCGTACCAGAGTTTATGTAACCAGAAGGAGCAAAGTGCGTATAAGGGCCTGAAAGTTTTTTTTATTAAAAATATATTTTACTTCCTATATATGTAAAAGCAGTCTAAATTGTGGCAAACTATCGTTTAATAACTGGAGAATAGTATGCCTAGTAAAACAGCTAAACCTGTCACAACTAAAAAAGTCGGAAGACCTAGAGCCACCAAAGTGCAACCCCTTACTCGAAAGCAAGAATTGTTTGTTAAAGAACTGGTTAGTAAAGATGGTCAGATAACTATGCGAGAGGCTGCAATCAATGCAGGCTATCCCGCAGGGTCTGCACACACTAGAGCATATGAGCTAACAAATTCAAATATTAGTCCTCACGTTGTTAATGCTATCCAGTCCTACCGAGCAGAATTAGACGAAAAGTTTGGTGTTAACTATCAACGCCATTTACGGGACCTACAAACGATCCGGGATATGGCATTAAACAACGGTGCATATAGTGCAGCCGTTCAAGCAGAATACCGGCGAGGGCAAGCGCAAGGTGATATTTATGTAAGTAAGAGTGAAATAAGAACAGGCAGCATCGACGGTGAATAAAGATGAAGTCTTAAAAGCACTCAAGGAGATTAAACAAAGCTATGCCCCGATCACTATCGACGTTACTCCCGAAGGAGAGAGCAATTCCCAGAACCGCGACAAAGCGAGAAGCCGACTTGTGGAGACAGATGAAAACGGGGATGGCGAAAACGCAACGCAACATTAAAGCTACCCGATTAGAAACATGGGCAATGCCGGGTGTACCTGATGTTGTTTTATGTGACGAGCTAGGTAACTTTCATTTTGTAGAACTCAAGGCGACCGCAGGTAATGCGGTTGATTTACGACCTCACCAAGTGGCTTGGCTTACAACGCATGGCCACGCTAGTGTTTGGGTACTTGTAAGAAAACAAAAAACAAAAAACGCTCCTGAACAAACCTATTTGTTTCCCGGAGGTGAGGCTGTTGACCTAAAGATGGAAGGGTTAAAAGTTGATCCCCTGCACCACGTTGAAGGCAAAGCAGATTGGGATGTTATTTTTAACTTGATATGTCCCACAAAATCGCATAGTATCTTATAGTCAATTAAACAAACGGAGATACTGATATGACACATAACGAACGACACGGTGGACCGTGGGATCGCGGGACCGCTGACTTTTGGTACGGCAGGCCATATGAGCCCCACTTTTTTAAGGGTGCTACCTATTCAACGGATAAGATTGAACTAAAAGATATGACGGCGGCTGAAATAGCTGCATATACCAACGGTTTTAAAACTGCCGAGGCTGATGGCAGTCAAAAGGACTGGGGGTAATATGTTTTTAATCGAATGGTTTTATAAACTTTTGTTTGGTGAAGATGCTTATGATGATCTAAACCCTAAACCCAAACGAAAAAAGAAATAAATTAATAAAATATTAGCCCGGTTGACTCCGGGCTTTTTTATGTCGTATAGTATGCGATATATCTTATACACAACTATGGGGGCAACCATGTTAAAGACAGTAGAAACGAGTAGAGCCGAAAAAACAAAAGGGATCGCAGTAACCTACCGCGCAGGCAACGGGGAAAAATACGGCACGTGCCCGGCAGCTTGCAAAATGAATTGCAGCGGGAAAGGTTCGCAGGATATTGACGCCGATTACTTCGACGCGTTATTGGATGCGGTCCCAACTAAAGGGCAATCATTTACTTATACCCATTTCGGTTGGCATTTGTGGGCCGACAAATTAAAGCCGGGTAAAACCGTGGTTAATTATTCCGCGGATACTTTAGTCGGAGC